CTATCATCAATCGTTCATCAAAGAAGTCCGCTTGAGCTTTCAGCGTTTTACGGAATAGGTTTTGCCCAAAACGTTCATAACGCTTATTAGCCTTTAGATTTTCTCGCCTGATTTGGGATAGATTCATTACCTAACCAAATCCTGAAAGTCCGCACCGCCGCCGCCGTTAAAGGCTTCTTCCAAAGTGATTTTATTAGCCTCGGTATAAATTGCTCTAGCCCAATCCTCATCAATCTCATCAAATCCAAGCATTATTCTGCATTCATTCAAGGTAGCCATTCCACCTTTCCAGAATGTTTCCATCACTATTTTTGAATCTGCATTTAGTTCTGAGTACTCCGAAATGTCAAAATCCAAATAGTCCGCTTCGCCAGGAAAAGCTGGTAAAAGGAAATCAGTCAATGCCTGCTCCAATTGCTTAAGAAACGGCAAACAGACATCCATAACCAGTTGCTTTTTTGCCTCGTTAAGGTTGTCGTATTTGGAATCTGAACGAAACAAAGCAGGATTAACGCCCCAAAGATTGCATAGTTTTTCATCATCGTATTCCATGCCTTTCAAAATATCTAAAGCAACCGGACTAAGTGCAATGCTTTGATATTGCATAGGGATTGCCAGCGCACCAACTCGGTTTTTATTCATGCTGCCATCCCAATATTTTTGTAGTTGCTGCCTCAGTCCTGGTAATTGTTCGGCGGTGATCCATTTCTCAGGATCTTGGCTTGCATCTGGACTAATAAATCCTTTCGCACCTTCATTCTCTAAAGACCGTTTCAAACTAGATACCGCTTCATTGTTTTTGCTCAGGAACTTAATTCCTGCAAGTAGCGGACTTTGCCCCCTCATCTGAGTGCCTTGCAAGTCCCACAAAGGATTTGCCATTTTGATATGGCATAGCTCAGAGGCTGGGATCTCAACGGTCTGATTTCCAATATTGAATTTCACGCCCTTGAAAGGCATAAACATATCACCTTGAATAATATCGACTAGATTTACAGGTAAACAATACAGCTCGGTAAATTTCTTTGCATCTCTTAGCCCTCCACCGACACGAACACCGTAAATAAATGCCTCACCGGTCAATCTAAACCACATAGAGCATTCTTTTATAAACTCAGTTTGGGTCTGCGTCGGGTTTGGCTGCTTTAGCAGTTCCATCAAATCTCCCTTATTTACTTCGTCCAAGCTCTTAACCCTTTCTAGCTTAGATTGTGCCCGATCCAAGTCCGATACCTTGTATTTTAGCCCTTTGTACCGCTTTTCTTTTCCATTGTTTTTGAACGCCAATAGTGGAACCTCAGCATCTTTATCCTGAATTTTACGAATGATCGAATAGACCATTGCGTTACCCCGATAGCCTTCGTTTATGAAAGTCTCGACCTTATTATCCATCCAAACTACCAAGTTATTTACGTTGAATTGTCCGTAAATAGCTTTGAAAAGCTGGTTCTGATCTAAAACGGCATCAGGTCTAGGACTTGTAAGCAGGTATTTATGGATTAACGATATCATTTATTGTTCTTTATGTCGATTGCAATTACCAAAAGTACATAAATTAAGGTAAAAATTAATCGACCAACCCAAAGCCACTCAACAGGGTTAAGGTTCCACGCTATGAAACTGCCTGCCAAGTAGAGGATAGCAAAAAGGGACAAGTAAATAGTTACGGTTTTTATCATTAGTTCATATCAATTAATCCCACCGGGTTTTTGTTGTCGATCATTAAGTTAGTCAAGCCCCAAACTAAAGCGTCTGCTCGGTCAGGTGACTTGCCTTTTTCTGGATCAAAGGTAACCATCTGAGATTCTAAAATAGGAAAATTACCGACATGGTGTATTTTATTCTGCTCATAAAGCGAGTAGATAGGTTCTGCTCTGACATATTTACCCTTAGTTGCCGTAACTAATTTAACCCTATGCTTTGCGCCTTGAGACCTTAAAACGCTTTCCACCATGTCACCGCCTTGATTTTTTTCAGCTACTATGCAATCAGCGGACCACCGTTCGACTGCCTTAACTGCAATTATAGCCCATTCATTAGGTGAATATTTACCGCTTAAATCTTCAAGAATATATCCTTTATTATCTTGACCTCTACCGCAAACTATAATCCCTGTCTCATCGCTTTCTGAATTTGCGGTAACAGCCGGATCAATTGCTACTACTATCCTTTTTAGTTCGGGAGCAGTTTTTACATGAGCCCTTGCAATCATAGCACGATTCCAAAGCAGCCCCTCAGCATCATCTAGCCATTTTCCTAAAAATAAATGCTCATACCTAAGTAGGTTTTCTTGCTTAACTCGGTTTGCTTGCTCTAAAAAAGAGTCTGATAAATTGATGGCATTGTCTAAATAGGTAGTATGAATATAGGTAGTATTGTCCTGTTTTCCATTTGATAAAAATCTTTTATAGATCCAATGACTTTTAAAGCTAGGATTCATAATTATGATGACCCTGTTTGGGGTTGATTTTTCCCTAATCGAAAGGTCTATTCGATCAAAAACATCCTCATCTACCAACTCCTCACCTTCATCCAAAACAAAGGTAGTCACTCCAGCAATTGATTTCAGGTTAGCTGTTGCGGTCCCTTGGCTGGTCTTGATTCCCTTAAATAGTATCTTTGATCCGGTTATTTTATTCGTGATTTCGGTTTGAGTTATATCGAAGTCATCAAACTTATTCAGCTTTTCGATCTTATCAATAAATTCAGGGATAATCGAAATGTAAGCAGAAACTAAAGTCCATCTAGTAAAAAGGATAATATGCCCCTTTTCGTAAGTCAGATTTACAAGTGCTGTGGCTACATGGAATGACTTTGCGGAGCCTCTTGATCCTGTTACTAGAAAGTACCTGGTTAATGGACTCCTAGTAAATAACGGCTTATAGTTATTCAGAAGATCCATCTACCCAATTGATCGGAGCATTAATGTCTTTGCCGTTTGTGGTGTGGTCAATTTCCTGCTTTTCAAAATATCCTCGTTTCTTTGCTTTAGTTTTTAGGTAGAAAATTGTAGAGCTAACATCTCCGTTATTAATATTGCTAAATAATTTAGATTCAACAAAGTCCATCTGAAATTCTAACAGATCATCAACTGCTAATTTATATTCGTCGTCTTCTTTCATCCAAACGTAATGAGTATTCCTAGAAATGCCTACCATTTCGCAAGCAGGAGCGACAACACCCAAGGTTTCCTTAAGTGCTGCCAGCATCTCCTTTTTTATAGTGTCATTATTTGTCTTTGATACTTTATTCATTAGTCATTCTGAAAAATCCAAATGATTGTTTAGTTTCTACTTTTTTAACTTCCCCAAAAAACTTGTCTAAAGCAGCATTTACTATCCACATCTTTTCAACAAATCCCTCTGGAGTATTATTAAAGGTTTCTTTTATAAAGTTAAGATAAAAATCGTGAATTTCCTTATTTTCGTCAATCTCAAACGTTTCGCAGGTTTTGTTATCATTTAGGTTCATGGATGTTCTTATACAAATATTCCAGTTTTCATTTCTAATCAAAACGAATTTTGCATGAATATCCGAAGTTCTGATATTCTCATTACCGAATAAATCAGAGATTGCCATCGCATACTTCTTCTGTCTCAAGGCAAAGGAATAATCAGTTACCAAAGTAAAGCTCTCAATTAAATTTGAATTGATTAGCCATTTTATTTGGTTTGCATCTTTTATGCCGGCTGACCAAGTACAACAGATTATTTTTGACTTGCCTATTTTTTTTAGTATTGAATGGATAAGATCAATAAGACTAAACTGACCCCTTGTAAGCCCTATCATTCTGAAGTCCTTTTCAAGGCAATCAATCGCTTGATCTGAATTACCTGAGAATACTCCTAGTTCTGTCTCCTTAAATCTGAAACCTTTGCTGTATTTATTCATAATGCTTTAGTTATTATTCCTAAAAGGTGCGATCATCGACTTGGTCGAATTATAAGTCAACCCTAAATGAGTAGCCAAATCAGCATAAGAAAGGCCTAACTTATCCATCAGGGCTTTAAGCTTTTCGTGCTCAATCATTGTTTTGTTGATTTATTTGAAACGCAATGCTATCAATTAACTCTTCATTTAAAAAAACTTCGTCCATCGTTTTGAATGACATTATTAGTCTATAATTATTATCTCTCTTTTCATGATTGGAGCGCAGATACATTAATCCATCTGGCCCATCATAAATAGACCATCTTTCATTTGGAGTTAAGCTGATGTTTTCTTGGATGAATTCAGCTAATTGTTTCGGTGAGTAGTTCATAATCTTATATTTTTGAGCTTGAAATAAGTACACTTTGATCATCCGATTTGAACGATAAGAAATTCTCACTTAAGAATTCGAATTCTTCAGGTCTCAATTTTTGAGCCGCTTCAAATGCTCTTGCATAATACAAATCTGCACCCTCTTTTTCTTCACGCATATCTTGAATGCAATCTGCTTGATGCATCCTTTCTATGCAGCTTAGTGCGCCGCCAATTGCAAAGCTGTAATCGACCATTTCTTTAGGATTTACAAATTCTGAAGCGGAAATTTCTTGATGATTTTTCATGATATTTTTTGTTTGAAAAGAGAACCGTTTCCCTTTTGCTTATGCTAAGGTAAAGAATTTATTTAACATATCAAATTATTTAACAAAAAAAACCCACAAAATAAATTGCGGGCTTAATCGGGTGATTATTTGTTTAGGTACTCTTCAAGCTGTTTGGTCATATGTTCTTTAACAACTTCAATTCCAATCTCAAGAACTTTTTTATAAGATTCTTCTGTCCATATCCAAGTACAGTTTAAATCTGAAATCTCAATCCTTTTCGGCAGCTTCTTTGCCCATTGGCCTTGTTGGTAAACAACTAAAGAGTAGTGCATTAAACAATCAATATCTTTATTATATTTCCATTCTTTGTTCCCAGAAGTTTTAAACACGTTTGTTAAAACCCACACCCTACCACTAGGCTCTTCGAACTTGTCTTGTTCCTTAATTTCTCCGTACAGTTCAAAAGCCTTGGCCTTTAGCTGCTCAACGTATGCATCTATGGTGGAGGGCTTGAAGTTCTTTTCAGTCCCCCCTATGCCAAGACAGCTTCCTTTTTCTCCATCCTCAGTATAAATACAGTCACCTCTTCCTAAATTCGCACCTGGAACCAATCGGTAAACCTTGCCTCGTTTAAAATAAAGTGCCTGATCCGTTGTGCATTCCACAAACTCCACGCCTTCCCAAGGGTCTTTAAGTGATACCCAAACGGAGACATCATCCATATTTTCAATTTTAAAATCTGTTCCATCCAACACTTTGATTAACCGCTCTAAATCTTCGTTTTTCATTTTGTTTTTAGTTTAACTGTGTCTCCTACTACTATCCCAATCCTTAACGGATGCTCGCTGATCCCAAAACATGGCTGGTTTTTCCACCTTGGATCGGCGCAACTCCAATAAACCGCATAATATGCATGTTCATAGTTTACCTCTCCGATTATCCCGTAATCATTCATGAGTCTCTGACTGATTACGTTCCGTTCGTAGGTTTTGCACCCGGAAAGTAGAATTAAAATTATCAGATATTTCATCGTCGGTAATCGTGCCGGATCTTTGAGGATTCCTTAATCTTCTTTTTTTGTTGATGTTCGTATTTGTCTTTTTCATGCTCCCATGACTTGAACTCTCGATCCGAGAAATTCTGTGAGGAAACGCAGCTTGCCATTGTGGCAACTATAATAATGAATATTACCGCCAATATTCCGAGTTTTACTTTTCTTTGCTTAGTCATTTTGTAGTATCTTTTTGATTGCTTCAGTAATTTTTAATTCTTTTGATCCAACATTTGCTAAAACGTCATTCCTAACTATTACTGAAATTGATATTGAATTTGTGACATTAGTATGAATAGCGCAAAAATCATCAACCTCGACCTCTTTTTTCTTTTCCAGAACCACATCGCATCTCATACCCTGCTTTTTAGCAAGTTCATAAATTTGATCAGTTAGGGATTCTAAGGTAGGTTCTTGAATTACTTCTTTCCACTCTTTTCTTGTTTCTTCAATATTACATGCCCAATACTTAACTTGTCTTTCAGAGAAAATATGGTTTCCGGGATAAATCTCACCTATTTCTGGAAAAGGTCTACCATAGTCAGTAGACTGCTTTAGTGTCCCTATAAACTTGTATTTTTTCATAACTAGTAGATAAATAGATTTTGCAATGAGAAAAATACTCCGAAGGCTATGATTGCAATTGCAACCAAGCTAACTGCTAATTCAGATAATGTGATTTTTAAAGTTTTCATGATGTCGCTTGTTTAATTGTGTAAGTGCCCCGAAGGGCTATTGATTAATTAAATATAATTCTTGCTGTGCCTGCATCGTAGCTTAAAAATCTTGCTCTACTATAATCAGTTGAGTTTTTTGTATCAAAATCTGAAATTAAAGATTGATACGCCATTGACAAAGCCTTTACCGCTTCACCTTTTGTTTTAAACTCTAGTTTGACGTTATTAAACGGTAAGTTTGTTATTTGATCGCTGTAAACACTAAAGCTGTTCAATAGTATGTGCTTTGAAGTAATACCAGATCCTGTAATGTAGATGAAAGTTTTCATGATGTCGCTCTTTAGTTTCCATTTGAGAACCGTTTCTCATTTGGTATATTCAAAGGTAAACAAATAATTTAACTTGTCAAGTGTTTTATTAATTTATTTTCAAAATATAATTTTGCTTCCTTGAAATTGAAAACTTTACCCATAACTAAACCAAATAGATTTAATGCCTCGGCCTGATCTTTTGCAAAGCCATGCCCGTCATCAGTCGAACTAACCCTTACAATTACGATCCTGAAATTAGTTTTCAGTATTGATTTCTTCGGCATTGCTTAGGTAAACCATCAATTCCTGAATCCTTTTCTGCTTTCGAAGTTGCTTCTTTTCGAAACGGCTTTTAAAGCTATTCCAAATCATTTGCAGGTACTCGACAGGAACCTGGTCCACTGTTTTTCCCTTATGCTCACCAAATTTTAGCTTTATCATTAGAATGGTAGATCATCAGATGTGTCATCTTGAACCGGTGCGGAGTGCGGTGCTTTCGCCTCTTTCGGCTCCATTGAAAGGCTTAGAAATTTTTTGCCGTCCTTAGTTTGCTTTAGCCAAGAACTAACCCAAAATTCATTCCCCAAAGAATCAGTAAATGATCCCTTGTAATCCGGTCTTTTCGGGTTGTCTCCTTTATCATTTTTGAATAGGGCCCCTCTTAATTTGTTGTCGTAATCCATAGATGTAATATTAACGAATTTATTTAATTATTGCAACTATCAAAGAAATAAATTCCTCTTTTGATCGAAATATTTGATAGGTAAATCCTGCCTTTACGATTTTAGCCTCCCATACTTTTTGATTTGGTTCCTGTGTTCCTGTCTCGGTCTTTGCTTCCAACATGTAAGCCTTTGCATTATAATAAAAAACTAGGTCCGATCGCCCTGGCTGCAAACCCATTCCCTTGTCCATCATTGCCCTAATTTTATTTTTAGAATTGTTTAGGTTGTAGCATAGCAGCCCCCTAAAGTCTGGATATGTAGAATGAAACCACATATAACAATCGCTTTGCAGTTTGTCCTCGCTCATGATTTCAGGCATTCAAATCTATCTTTATTCATGTGAACCCATCCCTTTTTATATCCCATTAGACTAATAAATTCTAATGCCTGATCTCGATCTTTTAGCTTATGCAGCACCCAATAAGGGCTAATAAGTCCAGCCTTAGCCATCCTAGACTTTTCTTCTAATCCTGCTTTATCTGCTTTTCTCATCCTTTCCTGTTTAGTTAGTAATTGTAGAAATGCTATTTCAGCATCTTCTTTTTGCTTATTCGAAACTGGAAAAACATAACCGCAAGATTTACATTCTTTTGCACTTGCATAACATAGCGCCCCGCAATCTTTGCATTCCTTTACCGGTGGAGCGCCCTCTTTTTTCTTCTTCTTTTTTTTCAGGCTCCATACCCGATCTGCCTCCCAAAAGTCATGCTCGTGAACATTATTTCCAAAATCCAGCAAATTAAAAGTTTCTTTGATTCCTTTAATAATTCGGCTGCCACGCCCGACCATTTGCAGAAATAATGGTAGAGATTTGGTAGCACGATAGAGAATAATTGTTTCAATAGTTGGTTCGTCAAATCCAGTGGTTAGTATCCCGACATTGCAAAGTATGGCGTCTGGAGTATTTTTGAACCAAATCAAACAGTCCGCCCGCTCTTTTTTAGTAGATCCAGCATCCAAATGCCTAGCGTTTAATCCTGCTTCAATCATTTCATCTCGCAGTTTTATAGAGCTTTTGATATTCGGGCAAAAAGCGATAGACTTTGTTTTATCACAAATCTTCTTGTAATTCTCAATTACGCCCTCATAAACTTTTGTCTCAGTCATAAATGAACCAAGCGAATCATTGTCGTAATCATTCCCTTTAGTCTTAACACCGCTCAGGTCTAATTTAACGCCATAGCTCAGAGGTTGTGATAGGAACCCCTGTTCAATTAATTCAGGGATTGAAATAACCTCTATAAGGCCCTCATAAAATTCATCTAGCGCAATCTGATTTTTTTCCCGGTGTGGAGTTGCGGTGAATCCGATTACCACACTTGTCTTTGCAATCTGCGAAAAGAACTTGTCGAAATTACCAAAGTGGCACTCGTCTATAATGATTAGGTCAAGCGACTGAACGAAATTAATGTATTCTAATTTATCCATCCTTCGAGAAATTGTCTCGATCATTCCGGTGTATAACTGACTTGAAAAGTAGGCTATACTTTTGCCCGCTTCAATCTTGGTAGGATTAAGCCCTATTGACTCTAAAGCCCCCCCTGCCTGCGTTAATAGCTCAGTTCTGTGTGTTAGTATTAAAACTCGCTTGCCCTTCGCTATTGCGCTCTTAACGATAAAGGAAAAGGTAAAAGTTTTGCCAGAACCTGTCGGGCTGCAAAAGACAAACTTTTTCTTCCCTGCTAGGATCATTTCCCTAGTCTTTTGCACTGCTTCTAATTGATAAGGTCTTAGTTCGATCATTTCTTTTTGTAGTTAGTGTATTCAGCATGTATTCACCTTTTTTATTGAAAGGTGAATACAAAAAAACCCTTTCAATTCTTCCTAAACCCATATTTTAACCATTTGTAGTCAGCGTAGTTACTATTATATATTATAAAGTATATAGATAATACATTCAATCGTAAAATATTTTTTTCACGTGAGAATTTTTTTCTGTGAACTCATACAATTAAGTGAATACATTGACTACCTGACTACACTTTATTTTAAAATGCTGATTGTGAATCAGTTGCATTTTGATTGTAGTTACCTTTTTTTATGACTTCATAAACGTTTCTTGGCAGTCCATCAATCCTTTTGCTGATTTTCTCGAATCCTAACTTTTTTAAGTTCATGCCTAATTTAAAAGGAGAAATCTTTAGTCTTGTATGAGTTTCAATAAAATTAACTATTTCGGTATTTGTCATCCACTCACGAAAACCGCCTTTTTCGGGGTTGTCAAAAAACATTTGAATTGCTTCAGACTCCATACTAGCTTGCTCATTTACCTGGGTAATTTGATTCAAGTATGAAATTTCCTGCCTTGATAGCATCCAAGATTCCCCGACATCCTGAAGCTCCCAATAAAGCTCCATCCATAGCGCTGTTTTGTCTATCAAATAGTATTTTTCATAATCAATTGACAGAACATTTACCGGTAAAACTCGCCTGTTTCCAGTCGGATCATTAATGATCTCATCCTCATTTGAGGTTCCACATAGAACAGCGATTCGTTTTAAATCCTCATGAAATCTTCCGTAAGGCTTGCGAATCGAAAACTTATCTTTTGATGATAGATCCTTTAGTTTTTTGGCTTCCTGCTTGCTTTTGCCTCCAAACTCATCATCCATTATAATCGCCTTTTTGCACATCAATGCAGCATCATCCTCAGGCTTTCCATCAAGTTTGCTTTCTGCATAATAGGACTGTAATTCATCTGGCAAAAGGTTCCGAAAGAAGTTTGTTTTGCCTTCATATTGACCGCCTGTTAATACTAGGATCATGACCGAGTGAGTGCCTAGCATCGAAGCAACTACCGATAAAAGCCATTTGTGAAGGAAAACATCTAGATAGTTATCGACGTGAATACCGTCTAAATCTGCTTTGTATTTTATGCAGGAAATAAGTTCTTTGACTAATCCTTGAGGCTTTAGATGCTTGTTTTTTTCAAAGAATTTTAGAAACGGATCGTACTCTTTCGTGAAATCGGATTCGATTATCGAAAATAATAAATCCTTAGTGCTTTTCTCAGAAACAACTTCCTTTGATTTGATGTACAATGAATTATAGGCCCTGTCGTCAATTACTTCATTATTAATTTCTATTTGTCTAGTTATTAAATTAAACAGGATATTGTATTCTGAAAGAAAGGCTTTTAAATCAGAAATTAAATCATCGGTTCGCTCGTTTTCAATCTCGTGATTAGGCATGTTCATTACCTGATCTATTATTTTCTCGCTTTCATCTCGCTTTATTCCAGAAAGTTCTAAGGTCTTAATTGCTCCCTCTTTTGGGTCTTTTATCCCTCCGTTTTTAGCCGAACTTTTGCGCCTGAGTTTTGCGATACGTTCAATCTGCTCTGTTTTTGCAGTCTTTATTTTTATCCCTTGGTTCTGACAAAGGTAGAAAAATGTAGCAATTGAGTTCTCGCTTCGATTTCGTTTTAGGAACCCATCATAAGCCTTATCACATTCGTTTTGATTGTACTTGACTGAATATGAAGATATGAAATTGAATTTGTCCCTGCCTGATTCACCTAATGAATTTGCAAAGCCCATCCCTACTTTAACCCAATCAGAATAATCTTCGCAAATATTTACGCCTCGGTCCTTGATTTGCTGCAATATAAAATCCATATCATCCCCTGTGTGAACGTATGTCTTTTGAGGTTCAACTTTCTTTTTTGGTACGTACTTTTTAAATACCTTGCTGTTTGGGTTATAAAAAACATTGGCATCCATCGAAACAAAACGGAACCGAGAAACATCTTTGCATGATTCATCAAGTATTACTTTGTACTCGTTAGCAAAGTATTTCTCAAGGCCAATAAATGAATCTAAGTGCCTGTTTGGATCAATTTTTACGAAACCTACGTATCCCCCGTTTCCAGATATTGACTCGTGAAAAGCCATAATATAGGGGTCTGCCGCAACCTCATCAATTGACCAGCTAGGATTATCCTTTGCATCAATATCAATAGCTATAATGCTGGAATGCTGAATTAATCCTTTTACGTTTCGATATTCAAAAGTGCCTGAAGCAGTAATTCCCTGAGCCTGTATTTTCTCCCAGCGTCCCGATCTCACGTTAATTACTGCATCCTCCCACTTGCCATTTTTGATATTGTATATGTAGTCCTCAAAATCTATATTATCGTTTGGTTTTGTAGAAGGGACGAACTTTCCGAGCTTTTGCGACCAAAAGCCCTCTGGAAAAACTGATATTTTAGACATTGTTAGTTTTTAACTAGGTGAAAAGATCCGATTTTCTTGTATTGCAATCGGTTTTTTTTGATCCGTTTATAAACGGCCTGAACGCTGATTTTTTCCCTTTCAGCATATTCTTTTACGGGTATGTAATCCATGATGTAATTTAATATTTTAAACCATAAGAGCAAAAAAAAGAGGCTTGAATTGTCAGGATATTACCCGACCAGAGCAACACTTTTCAACATCAGATAAACATGATGATACTTCATTCCTGTTTTTATTGAAATCTGCTTAGTGTTTAGTCCTGACCTCCACATTTCGATAATTTCTTCAAGTGACCGATTATTTTCCATGATGATATTCCTGTTTTGATTGAAATTTGATTGATAGTTCTACCTTTTGCCCTCATAATATTAATTGTACAGGAATCTAATTCGCTGATCTTTTCGGTATTCCTGCTTTTCATTCCTAGATCCTGCCTTGCGATTCGGCAAATTTTTGACTTGTCTATTCCTGTAATTTCCTGAATTTGGGTATAAAAAAGCCCCCTATTTAGGAGGGCTTTTACTTGGCTAATTTGTTCGAAGGTTTTCATTAAAATATGGTTACTTGTGATTTTTTCATAACTGCATTTTTATGGTTTTGGCAGTTTACTTTGAAGTACGATTCCTTTAGCTCAATAGATACTGACTTTCTGCCCATTTTTAAAGCTGTGTATCCCTCTGATCCAATCCCACCAAAGAATGATCCAACTGTCTCACCTTGATTGCTGTAAAGGTGCAAAACTCTTTCAATAGTATCTAGTTGAAGAGGACAAATATGTTTCTCATCATTCCCATCTCTTGCAGTAGTATATTGAAGTGTTCGTTTGTAATCCACATCGTACCAAACCGGGCTAGCATACTTTTGCCATAAATCAACTGGCAAATAATCCGGCTTGCTTGAATCTTTATCTTGGTGAGTTATTGGAACTTCATTTATTCCCTCATTTCTGAAAAATAAAACATAGTCAGGAATACCAACTCTACTCATTGAACTATCCTTTTTTATTGTTTTATGAAGAAGTCCCAGCGCCTTTGTTCTTTGCATTTCTGTTACTGGATTTTTCCACAAAGTAGCCCTTGAATGATAGATAAAACCTTTATCAGTAAACCACTTTATCAACATTCCTGAAAAGTCTCTTAATCCAATAAAACCTTCTTTTCCTTTTTGGATAGGTAAGTCCATGCAATGAACCGCGCATATTCTGCCATCCTTTAACGTTCTTTTGATTTCAGGGATTAGATATTGAAAATGAGTCTCAAACTCCGAATAATTAGCCACATTACCCATATCTTCTAACTTGTCAGAATAAACGTATAGCTCGGCAAATGGAGGACTAAATACTACTAGATCCAATTCATTGTCTTGAATATCTTTAGCTCTTGCAACACAATCTCCCAATAGGCATTTAAAATCATCGGTTATTAAATCTTTTTGATCGCTCATTTTTAGTTCTGATTTTTCATATTTACTTGATTTCTTTGCTAATTCCTGAATCATTTTCTTATGATTTTTTTCTGATTGGATTATTTTAGCCTTGACATTTATTTGATTTTTTGGAGTAAGTACATGAACATTAACTTGGTTTTTTTGTCCAAATCTGTGCATCCTTCTAACCCCTTGATAAAACTTTTCAAAGCTAAAATCATAAGCTAAGAATATCATGTTCCAAGCATTTTGATAATTTAGCCCCATTCCTGCTATGCTGGTTTTAGTAATTAGATACTGTATTTCTCCAGAACCAAAAGCATTAAGGTTTTTAGCCTTGGTTTCAGGACTGTCAGAACCTTGAACATTTACAGAATTAGGTATTAGTTTTCTTAGCTCATTACATTCAAAACTAGATAATCCCCAAATCAAAAACTGTTCAGTTGGTTTTTCTTTTAGTATTTCAATAACCTTAGAAAATCTTTCTGAAATTGAAGATCTTAATTCCCTATGCAAATCCGTTGCAGAAACTATTGCCTCACCAAATAAATCTGTTTTATCAGATTTTACATCAATTAAATGTTCGGTATAATTTACTTCTTCAAGTGAGTATCCAGTTGAATTAAATCCAAATGTTTTTGGACTGTCAATTGCAATCGCCCAAGATAAAACAAACTGCCAAAAGTCTAATTCAGCGTGCTTTCTAAGCCTCCATTTGCTAGTTTCTCCGCCATCATGGACAAAGAACTGAGCTAGCATTTCACTGTAAGAACATACATCCAAAAACTCCGCATGGTTTCCTAGCTCCATGTGATCGTTAGGGCTAGGAGTTGCTGAGCAAGCCAATTTATAAGGAGTAGATTTGAACTTGTCAATTATTAATTGTCTTGTTTTTCCTGACTCATTTTTTAGGATTGAGCTTTCGTCAAGTACAATTCCTGAAAATAAAGATTCATCAATATTTTCCAATTGATCGTAGTTGGTTATGAAAATACCACAACCGAAAACTTCTGATTTTAACTTTTCTACCTCATACCCCCATTTCAAACCTTCTTTAATAGTCTGACCAACTACTGCCAAAGGGGCTAAAATAAGAACTGGCATCTTTGTTTTTTTTGATACGTGATAAGCCCATTCTATTTGCATGAATGTCTTTCCTAGCCCGGTGTCCGCAAATAAAGCATACTTTCCATGCTCTAATGCTTTTGGCACAATGTACTTTTGAAAGTCCTTTAACATAGGATTAAGGTCAGACTCATTGACTTTAAATCCTGACATTATAGCAGACTTCTTTTTAGTCTCTAAAAATTCTTTGTATTCCATTTTGTCGCTTTTATTTAGTGTTCACAATATTAATGTTTTTATTTAACTTTTGCAATAATTTTATTTAATCATTTCCATCTTTGAATACCCTTCCCTGAAATATGATCGATTTGCTCTTTGTCTGCATCTTGGAATTTCTGATACCTTACGATTGCTTTATCATAATGATTCCCTAGTGTCTTTCTGACATC